TGGCTGACAGCGTGCCGGGGGAGACGTTGCCAAATGCGTTCATTGGGCCGACCTGTGGGAACAGTGGACGGTCAGCGGTGTCGCTGAGCTGTCCGAGTGCACCCCAGAACGAAGGCGATGCGAACAAGTGGGTTGGCAGGTGCGTGCTGGCGTTGAGGATGGTCTGCGACGCGCCGTAGATCCATGCTGCCCATTCAGCCGGGTCAGTTACGTCAAACGCGGCGCGCGTGGTGGTGATGCCAGCCTTGAGCGCAGCTTCGACTGCGTCCTCGGTCTGCTTGCCGTATTCACGTGACATGTCATCCACGAGTGCACCCAAGACTTCGGGTTCGCTCCAGTCAATGTCCTCCTCGGACAACTTGACGTAACCGCCGTACACAGCCTTGGTGACGTTTTCCTTGGCGACGACAAACGTGCCTGCATCAAGCGGCTGGTTTTCGCCATTGCTGGCACCAATCGTGGTGTGCGTGGTCACCTTTGGGCGCGAAAACACTTTGCCGCCACCGGGCATTGCGCGAGCACCGATTGCATCGATGACTGGGCGACGACCGATCAGGTTGTTGTACACCGGGCCAAGAATTGGCGTTGGCAAAAGGCCAGGCGTGTCAGTCGTGACAACATCAGGTGCAGCAGCCTTCAGATTGGCGAGGAACTCGGCAGCAACTGCGCCACCCTGGCACAGCTTGCTGATGTATTCGCCAGCGGTTGGCATGACGAATTCTTTCTTTGGTGCAGCGAACAGCATTTGTGGTGCTGGTGCTGGTGCTTCTACGGATGCTTCGACCTTGACTTCGGACATTGTGGTTGTCTCCTCTTGTGGTTCGGTCGCTGCAACCTCTGTAATCATAGCACCCTTGAAAGCAGGCGCAGTCACAAGCGACAGCTCTACCCAGTTTGCCTTTTTGATGACCATTGTGCCGTTGTCGTCGTAAGAAGCGTCAACTACGTCAACGCCTACCGATACCGAGTCAACTGCCTCATCCTTGATCAGCTCAAGCATGTCGTTGCCTTCGCTGGTGGCGCTAATTCGGGCCGTAAATAGCATGCCTTCCTCGGAGTCCAGTCGCCCGGTAACCACACCTACTGGCTGCTCAGAGTCGTGGTACTTGAGCAGCTTGGGCTTCTTGCCAGTGATCGGCAGTGAGCCGCGCTCAAAACGGACGCGAGTGCCGTCGCTGACGGTGGCTTCGGTGTTCCAAGGTACGGCAACGCCAGAAATCGAGCGTGGTGACTCGCCTTCCTCAGCCAAGACAAATGTGTTTTGTGCAGTTAGGCGAATCATAAATTCTCGCTTTCGTCGTTAGAGGGTATCTCCCGAGAAGGTGCAGCGTTGTCCTCCTCGGGAGACATTTCGTACTCCTCCAGGTATGTGTCAATGTCCAAATAAATGTAACGGCCTCGTGGCGTGATGTTATTCATGCTCAACGTCTGCTCGATGCAGTCAATGAATGGTTTGGCACCGAATAGGTAAAGGTCTTGGCGTGCCTGTTGTGCATTTTGGTAGGTCATGCCGGAGCCGCTTGGCGCACCCACCAGGTAAGGCGGAATGTTGGCGATGCGTGCCATCTCCAACGCCTGATAGGTGCGTGCTTCCGTCAACTGCAACTTGCTCGGATCCATGTAGGACTCTTTCCAGTCCACGTACTGGTTCAACGCAGCAATCGCATTGTTGTTTCGTGCAGCTGCAAAGCCAGCAGCAAGCTCGGACAGTTCCTCGGCGCTCAATGGCTCGCCTTCGGTCTGCTTGAGTACGCCTGCCGGGGTTTGATTTTTGGCAAAGCGCTCGGCGCTGGTGTCAAGGTTGATGTTGGTGCGAATTGATCGAGCGCCCATCGTAAGCAAGCCTTGGATTGGGCTGAGGAATTGCACGACATCGTTCGGGTCAAGCCTGTAGCCGTTGAAATAGACCTCTTTGCTGGGGCCGAACCATTGTGGCCCGGCTTGGTCGCGTGTCTGTACGTCAGCTGCTGGAATCCACGTGAAGGTTGCTGGGAAGCCGTTGCCGAAGCGGCTGGTCACAATCCAGAATGCGCGTCCGTAGAACAGCAGGTCATCGGTCGTCCAGCTCATGATGAAGTTGCGTGTGACGTTGGGGTCGGGCTGGTGGAACCATGTGTCATCGGGCAGGTCAATTTCCTCGTAGTCGTCATCCATCCACTGTTTGGCGTACTGATGAATTTCTAGGCAGCCAACCATTGAGCAGATCAGGTCACGTGCCCGGCTGATGGTGGGAATCTGGATGGCAGCCGACCTGTTGAAGTCGGTGGTGTAGGTGATGAAGTTGCCGACAAGCGGATTGCCAGCAGCGCCAGCTGCACCTATCTGTGCGTTTGTGTTGTTAGCGACTGCGCGCTTCAGTGAGAATGCCATCGTGGCATCAGTCTAGGCACTCGATGCAATCATGGGTCGGTTCACCATCGGTCTCGGTTTCGCACACATGCCGACAGCCCACACAAGACACCGGGCTAACTCAATCGGGCCACTTGATTTCTGTGATGACAACGCAATAGCGCCCGGAGTTTTGACAGCAACAGCACGCCCAACATGTTCAGCCAACATTGTTTCGCCAGTGTGATTGACGCGGCCCTCATTGATGAGGTTCTTGACCATTGACGTGTAGCGGCCTATTTCCTGATAGCCGACCAGCACCCTGCGACGTTGCAGATCGGAGGGGCAATTGGTGTCCAGTGTCGGCGTGATAGCAACTTGCAAGCCTGAGTTGGAGGCCAACTGGGCACGAATGTTATCCCATACCTGTGTCACGGTTTCGCACATGAATGCGACAGTCGCACAAAGTATCCCAGCAGTATTCGCGTTCACACGTACCGCCACGTACCTGCCATCGTCGAGCGATACTTCTACGGCGAGCACGCCACCGGGCAACGGTGGCAAATCGGTACGCAACGACTCCCACTTGCCAGGCTGCAGCCACGACAGCTCTGATTGCACCCATAAGTTCACGCTAGATCGCAGGAAGCCTGCACGATTGGGGCCTTTGGATTCAGCCTGGACGGTACGAATGTCAAGCGTGTGCCCGAGTGCCGGATTGGCGTACTCCCACGCAGCTTCACTCATCGGGTCAAGGTCAGGTGGTGGGCTGTACTCGGCTAGGTACACAGAATTCGTAACTTCACCTGAGTCAATGGCACGTATGCCCTGCTCACGCCACCGCAGCATCGCAATGGAGTCCTCGGTGCCTGCCGTTGACCACATCGAGCACAATGGGTTAGGTCGGGCGCGCTGAGTCGGCAGCAAACCGATGTCAAGTGTCTCAGAATCAATGCCAAACACTTCGTCAGCAATGATGAGGTCAACGCTCATACCGTGACCGCTTGACGGCCTAGCTGCTTTCACGTACCAGCGCGATTCACCGACCTTGATGCTGTTACGACCGTACGCCCATACAGCTTTGACACCGAACTTGGCTTCAATTACCGGGGCAAGGTCTTGGAATAGGGCTGTGGCTAGATCGAGTCTGTGGGCTGTAGTCAGGATGGTTTGAGGGCCGACCTGCGTAGCGTGCTGAGTTAGCCACCAGCCGAGCAGCGCCTTGAGCGCTACGGTCTTTCCGTTTTGTCGAGCGACACTGACAAGCGATACGTGGTTGAGAAACTGCCCTTCGGCATCCACGGCAAGCTGACCGTTGAGAACATGCCGTTGCCACGGCATGAGTTCCATTCCGAGAATGCGCTCAGCCCAATCCGCAACTTCGGGGCCGTAACTCCCGGCTGCATCAGTGATGACCGTTTCAATTCGCGGCAAGTCATGACCTTTTCCTTTCCGTTCAATGACCTTTCCTTGGGATAAGGAAAGAGATGGGCGCGGGGGCAAGGGCTGATGTTGATCCAAAAAATTCTTGCGTGTTTTTTTTGGTTTCCGATTTTGGGAGCGCGTTTGGGTTTGGTTGCCTGGGCGTGCGGCTTGACGTGCTCGACCTTTGGCTGCTTTGTAGTTGGCTCCGCGTCGTGCGTTGCATGGCTTGCATGAGGGAACCAAGTTGTCTGGTGTGTCGGTTCCACCTCTGTCGTGCTCGATCAGGTGGTCTGCTTCGGTGGCTTGGCGTTTCTTGCACCAGTGGCACCGGGGTTTATCCGCCAGGAGTTCGCGGCGTGCTTTGAGGTATGCGGTATTGGATGTGCGCTTAGGCATTGTGGTTTGGCTGACGCGCTTCGCTTGTCCTAGCGCCCTCGCGTTGCTCGGTTGCTATCGCATCCACATAGCAGAGGTAGCACACTGGCCCGGCTTCCGTGAGTTGGTCACCGTATTTGGTCGAGAGGTTTGTTTCACCGCAGTCGCGGCAAGTGCCAATTTCAATCACTGTTTCGTAGCTGCATTTGATTTTCATGTTGTTAAGGTTACTTAGGCAGAGTGCCCCCGGGCACCATCCCGACCGTTGTTGAAGCACGGTTCACACTCGCCACGCAATGGATCTGTTTGCATGGGCTGAGCTGCCCTTCTGATGGGCGAACTAGGGATGATGAGTCCTTGAGGATTTGCACCTGCATCAGGTCACGCGGCCTGAACGCACCAATGTGATTGGCGTACTTTATTTGTTGATTATCGCTTCAATTACTTGCCGCATTTCATTTGTCAAAGGCATTTTGAAATCGTCGTATTGCTCACATTCAACGTATGTATTGCGCAAACCGTTGTAATGCGATTCTGTGATGCACGTCAAAGCCCCTGCCGATGTCTCAAATCGCGTGACAGTTGCCATCAGTTTTTCCACGCCGTAATCACAGCACTGGCCTCCTGCTTAGTTAGTTCATCGAACTTTACGACCTCACGATTGAGCACTGTGCCAATCTCACGCATTGTTTGACTGCCCGGTGTAAAGCCTCGGGTCTTAGCCAGCACTCGAATCATGCCAATTTGCTTCTCTGACGCTTTGCCAGGGCCAGCCTTCATAGGGATGACGTTTGTCTGTGGCTCGCCAGTAAATGGGTCTGGAATGGGTTCGCCATCGTCATACCGGGCAATTTCCACACGTGGCTGCTCTTGGCGTGCCATGACCTCTTGCTTTGATGCCATTTTGTGGTCAATGCCAAAGCCCATCATGCCCAACGCGCGACCGAGCGCCGAGGTGCTGGCGTTCATTTGTTCTGAGTCTTTGGTGTATGGCGTACGGCCCGGGAATGGCTCCCAGCAGTATGCGATGCACGGCAGTTGATCGTCTTTGTCTCGCCACACTGTGCAACGTATCTCGATGTACAGCTTGTCGTTGACCTCACGGAATGTGGGTTGCGACTCCTGTACTCGTAGGTCTGGGAACTTGTCTAACGCCATGCGTAGGCGTGTTGGTACGTCAACGTAATTGTCCAGGTTGAAACTCATTTG